AGTGTCCGCTGAAATAAATCTTCACATTTAGGGCGTAAAAACCCGCTGGCTTTAAATAGTTTATGTCAAAAGCAGTCTTGGGACGACCAAAAACTGTCGAAGGCCGAAAAATTGATTCGGTGATGAATCTTTTTGGGGTCTCAAAGACGACGGTGCAAAAATGGCGTTCGCAAGGCTGTGATATTTCTGATCCAGGCGAGGTATTGGCTTTCCGGGATGAAAAGATCCGCAATCGCCGGGCGGGAAAGCCTGTTAAGACTGCTGAAGAAGCGCTTAACGGCAAACGCCAGGATCAGGCCGGAATGTTGAACTTCGACTTGATCCAGAATCTTCCGTCGCCGGCCGGCGAGGGAGCTGCGGCGGCTTTGAAACGGTTGCAGGGTTTGGAATCGATCTTTTACTCCCGGCAACTGGAAGCCTTAGCCAAGGGCCGCAACGATCTGATCAGTTACGCGTTGAGCGATTACAAGCGGATCACCCAGACGTTGCTCGAGTACGAGCGCCAGGTTGAGCTTGCGATGCGGGATAGTGGGCAACTGATTGCCCGTGGCGATGCTGAGAAAGGGGCTGCGGCGGTGGCGCGCTGGTTCAGGCTGGGCTGGCGGATGTGGTTGAGTAGTTGCACACCGGACCTGATGCAGGTTACGGGCGATCCAAGGGCGTTCAAGGCCAAGGCCGAGGAAACGTTCGGGGAGATCACCAAGGCAATATTCGCAAAAGCTCGGGAGGCAAAAATTGAGTTGCCGGCTTGGGCGTTACATGCAATCCGGGAAGAATTCCGTACTGAGGTAGCGACTCTGGAGGAGCCAAACAAATGATTGATCCAACTGGACACGAAGCAAATTTGAATCTCGATCCGCCGGATGAACCCGATGAACTGGACCTAGTGTACGCGGATTTGGAAAAAGCCAATTTAGAGATCGAAAGGCTCAAAACCGAAATCGAAACCCTCAAACGCCACTGGGTCGAGGATTCTCGCGATCTGAACGAGTTGATTTCCTTGTGTAAGCGTGCGGCGGATGCGCTGGAGCTTGATGCGACCGACAGTTATATGCCAGTTATCGAGCGATTGAAGCTGATCACCGAACTGCGGGAGGCTGCCGAGTAGCATGGACGCGGAAAGCCAGTTTCTAGCTGATCTGCAGGAGCAACTGGGGCTTTGCCAGATCGATAACAACATGATGCATGGCGAAATACTGGAATTGCAGGAGCTATGCGCGCGTGCGGCGGATGCGCTGGAGCATAACGCCAAAGGAATGCGATCTGGCGCTTCTGGCATAAGCCTGCCCACCGACTGGTCGTTTGCGGGCCAGATTGATCTGATCACCGACTTGAGGGAGGCGAGCAAGTGAGCAAGTTTATCGGCCAGTATCCTAAAGATTCTTCAATCTTTTTTCAACCAGATCACTCATCGTCACATCGAGCTCGCCAGATCGGGTTTTCAAACGGGCAATGGTTTCGGGTGACAGGCGCAAGGTGACGGTGATGCGGTTACTGGCTTTACGGCCGGAACCTGCTCGGGATCCGCCATGTCCATTCATTTGTTTTTTTGCTCCAGATCGTGATAAGTGCTCTGTGACCGGTTAATGCCGTAAGTGCTGTCTATACGGTCGGTCGGATTTCCCTGACCGTCATAGCGGATACTGGTATCACCATGAGGCCCGTACACCGTAACCCAGGTATGCGATTGGGTTCGCGCTTTATCAATTTCGGCTTGCTTTGCTGCTGCTTCGGCCATCTCCCGAGCCTTTGTCTCGGCTTTACACTTCTGCCAATAAGCCAGCAGATACTTGTTGTAGGCGTCTTTGTCAGCCTGGACTTCTTTTTCGCGTTGGTCCATATCCAGGCTCATTTGCCAGGCATGATATGCCGCCAGCATGGTAGAGTAGCCGGTTAATTCCCGGACGTTGGCAGGCGTAAGCTGACCCGGCGCAAGGCCGAAATGTTCGTCAAGAGTTTCGGCTTTAATCAAGCTGGTCGCGCAAGCGAAAATTAGTATAGATATAAATAGTTTCATGATTGGAAGCTTTACGACCGGTTAACTTGAAACTTTAAACTTTTTTCAAAGGGGGACAAGTGTTCTTAAACCCGATCCAATGGGCGGAACGGTATTTCTACTTCGACAGCTCTAGTACGTACCAGGGTCGGTGGCGCCTGGATCGGGCGCCGTGGCTGGCCGACGTGATGCTGTCGTTTGCCGATCCGCTGGTTAAAACCGGTGTGTGCCGGTGCTCGGCGCAGAGTGCTAAGACCCAGACCGGGATGATTCTGGCATTGTGGAGTATCTGCGAGGATCCCGGGCCGTTCCTGTGGGTGATGCCGGCGATTGACGAGGCCAAGACATTCAGTGAAACCAGGCTGCAGGAATCGCTTGCGGCTTGTGAGCCGGTCCAGGCGCTTCGGAGCGCACGCGGGATGTTTACAAACCTTGAAATGCATTTTGTGAGCGCACCTTTGATCCTGACCGGGGCCGGGAGCCCAAGCAAGGTCAGCGGCAAACCGATCCGGTACCTGTTCCTGGACGAGGAAAAGGATATGCGCAAAGGTGCGGTAGCCAAGGCGCTTAAACGCGTCCGGAGCAAATGGGACAGTAAGGTCTGGCGGATGAGTACGCCCAAAACCGAGGATGACTCGATTGACCGGGCCTTCAATGAAGGTGACCAGCGGTATTGGCACGTCCGGTGCCCGGATTGTCACGAGGCCCATCCATTGGATTGGGACTTTATGCGTTACGATGCGACCGGGTTGGCAATCCGGGATATCTGGTACGAATGCCCGAATGCCGGTTGCGGGCATAAATGGCGTGATGTGCCGGCTGACCGGCACTGGCTGAACACGCACGGGGAATGGGTACCGCACAACCAAGACGCGGATCCCGGTGAGCGTTCCTGGACTTGGAACGCTATTCTGCCGGTCTGGGTAAGCTGGCGCGATATAATTTCAGAGTGGATCAAGGCATGTGCGGCCAGTGAGATCGGCGACCGCGAACCTTTGAAAGTCTTCTGGCACGAGACGGCGTGCCGGCCGGGCGATTACCGGGACGCAAAAGCCGAGCGGGCGATGATACGTTTGAGCGGTACTTATTCGGTTAAAGATTTCGAGGTTAAAGGAACTCTGATCGACAACGAATATATCCGCTTTGCCACCATTGACCGCGGTAAAGGTCATTACTGGCTACTGGTGCGGGCCTGGCGCGCGGACGGTTCGAGTCGGCTGTTAAACTATGAATCGATCGGCACCTACGAGAGGTTGCGGGAACGATTGGGTCTTTACCAGGTTGATCCGGCTTTGACTTTCTGTGATGCCGGCTACGAAAAGCAGGCGGTCCTGCGGGAATGTTGTGAAAACGGCTGGATAGCGATTCACGGGCTTCCTAATGCCGATTCCTTTATTCACAAGGTCCGTAACCAGTTAGGCAAAGTGGTGCGTGAAGAGCGCAAACTGTTCAGTCAATTCGAATTTTACGCGCTCGGTAAAGGCCTCCCGGCGGTTCGCCTGGTCAACTTGGCGGCTAACCGCCTTAAAGACATTACCGCACATCTTCGGAGCGGTCAGGGGCGATCCTGGGAGGTTCCAGGGGATATTGGGGGGATCTATCTGCACCAATTAACTAGGGAAGCACGGGAAGAGGTGCGCAATGCCCGGACCGGCGCCGTACAAATGGCCTGGCAACAGGGGGTCAAAGGCAATCACAGTTGGGATTGCGAAGTGTATCAGGTTGCTGCGGCCTTGATGGCTGGAATCCTGGGAGCGGTTACTAGGCCTGAACCGGCAGGGGTGTTTTCTTAGTTTTTTGGCGTTTCGGCCGGCGGTACTCCGTATCGGATGCAATTAGTTTTTGAAGTGTAAAAGCGAATATCAGCTGTCGCTTTACCGTCAGTGAACTTCTGGATTTGCCACCAGTGGTTCTCTACCCTGGTCAGATAATATTTGGTTTTAGCGTCTACACAGAGGACATTATTTTTAATCTGCATTCCGGGCTTCCAGTTCGGCAATCTTGGTGATCAATATCTGAACCAGAGCTCGATTACCCTTCTTTTCCGCCCGGTACCCGATCCGGATAATTTCTTCTTCGCTCAGTAATCTGAGTAAATCTTCAAAAAGGGGATCCATATTTGCTTGTTGGATGGTTTGCATTGTAAAGTTTTGCAATTAAAGCTATACAAAATCAATCCTGATTTTCGGATAGACGAAATTTAAATGGACAAGTTGGTTAAAGATCGGGCTCGGCGCGGGCGTCCGGCACTGGGTAAAGTCAAGGTGATGGTGACACTTGACCCGCAGGTTTTAAATCAGACCGACAGATCGGCTCTGGCTTGCGGGGTGAACCGCTCGGAGTTTATCGAGGCGACATTGCGAGCGAGATGGATGCTCGAAGGATCCGAACGCTAAGGGGATCTCATGACCTGTCCAGGCTGGATCTTTATCGTGATCATCGCGCTTTTAATTTTTCTGTGGAAAACTGCTTAAGTCAGCCAAACCCTTGAACCAAAGAAAGGAGGGAAACTACTGGACTGAAGAGAATTTTCACTTGTTGTTTTTCCTTTAAAACACGCGTTCCCTCCTGAACAATTCGCACGGCCGCCGGCAAAAGCGTACGGAGTTTACCATGCGCACTATTTGGTAAATGGCGGTCGATGAACAATACGTTTCAGATCTGGTGTTCTGGGGAAAATTGTCGGCGGCAAATTTCGCCGATTTGCAGAAGCGGGTTTGTGATCTGCGCAACCTGATCGGGATTCACGGCGGCGCGCAACTGCTCAGTGTTGCTGCGCCCGGGCAACATATCGGCTATTCCCGGCCGGTTACCTTGCAGGAAGAATTCGGCGCACATTGCCGGGCAATCGCCCAGATCCAGGGGCAACCATACGTTATTCGCACCGCCCAACCCGTTTTCTGGTAGCGATATGATCACTGCGATTGTGCATATTCTGATCGTCGCGGTCATTGTGGTGCTCTTGCTCTGGATATTGGAAACGATTCCGACTTTCGCGCCTTTCCGCCAGATTGTGCGTCTGGTCGTGATCGTGTTGTTCGTGATCTGGCTGGTCCTGCAACTTCTGCCTTTGGCCGGTATCCATTTTTGACGTTATGCGAACCGAATGGCGGCTTTATAGCGCGAGTGAGTGGGAACAGGGTAAACGGACTTATTACCCGCTTCTGGATCCGGCTGCGGACCGGCATATTGACTCCTGGAGTATTACCAAGCTCCGGAGCGATTCGCGTAAAGTCTTTGTCAATTTCGGCCCCCTTCGCACCGCAGTCTATGAACGGGCGCGCTATTCGGTCGGGCACGCCTGGTTGCCGCGGTTCCAGGGCGAAGACACCGACTGGGGTAAAGCGGCTTCTAAATGGCTCACCGATATCTGGTACCAGACCGGGAACCTGGCCGGTCCGAACTGGAATTTCTGGGAAAGCTTGATGATCGAAAGCCGGTATCTGGATGTGTTTGGCGAAATCTTTATTTACAAGGTGATCGACGCCGATGGGTTCCCGCGTTACCAGCACATTCCACCCTACCGGATCGATGTTCCGCGTGGAACAAACTCGATCGATAGCGAGGGCAAACTGAGAAGCGGGCCGTATGCCGGGTTCAAATGTACCTATGGCGTCATCCAGAACGAGGCCGGGACTGCAGTTGCCTATTCGGTGCGCGGCCAGGATAGTGAAAGCGACCGGATTATTCCGGCTGAAGAGCTCTTACACCTTGGCCAATGGGAATTTGTCGATCAAACCCGGCCTATTTCCAATATTGCGCACGGGATACTCGATATCCGCGACTCAATGGCGGTGCAGAGCAATGAGAAACGAGCTCTTGAAATTGCCAGTGCTATTGCGGTCCTGGAATCCAATCCTTTAGGCGGCATTGACGTTAACGATCCAACCACTTTCGTGCAAATGCGGGCTAACCGGGTCGGGATGCCGATTGAAAACCCGGCACCGCCGCAGGAACCCGGTTACCAGACTGATCCGACTCCACTGCAGGCTTATAAGTATAGTGACCAAGGCGAGTATAAATATTTCAAAGCCGGGAGCGGCTCGGACGTTAAAGCGTTCCAGTTCGAGCGGCCGAGCAGTGGGGTAACTAATTTTTTAGATAGATTGGGCCGCAACTGTATAAATTTCATTTTTCCATATGACTTGATTATGCAGCCGAACACTCAGAACTCGGGCGCAACCCGCTCGCTCTGGGTCCGGGCTAACAACCTGGTGCGCGAACGGCAGATCAAGCTATACCCGGCCGTTAAACAGCGAGTACTCTTTGCCTTATCGCGAGCTATTGAGCTGGGGATTCTCCCGGAAAATGAGGATTGGATGGACTGGGAATTCAGTCTCCCGCGCAAACCGTCTATTGATGCGGGCCGCGACGCGCAACAGGACCGGGAAGACTTGAAAGCCGGGATCCGGACCTGGACCGATATTCACGCCGAACTGGGCACTGATACCGAGACGCAGGCCTTTCGCAAAGCGATGGACCTGGTAGCGATGCTGGAAGCTAAACGCACTGCGGAACAGATCTATTTCAAGAAAACCGGTGAACAGATAATTTTGCCCGACAGCTACATGTTTCAGTTTACTCCTAATGCAACTGCGGCTGCCAGTACGGTTGAAGGCGATCAACTCGAAAACGGCCAAGCGCAGCCTGAGCCGGCTGGTGATACCGAAACGCTGGCGGATGAACCAGCCGAGCTCGAGGCCGAGGGAACGACCGATGAAGATTCCGGCGCCCAGTCCGCGGCAGAGGAGGCCGGCGAGGAGGAGATTGAAAAGGCTGAAAGCGACCGGGAAGAAAATTTGCTAGGCGCTCAAAGTTAAGACACAACAGAAAGGACATTTTTTATGCCAAGATTATATGTCGGTTTAACCTGGACCAAAGCACAGATCACCAGCGGCATTCCGACCGTTGTTTATACCGGGCCTTCAATGTCGGCCTGCAAGACCGCGGTTGCCTCGCCTGTTAGCGGCGGGACCGCATCTCAAGGCGGCTATCTGACTAACCTGGAATTTGCTCCCAAGGGGCATCCGACCAGTCGCAACCCGGCCGGGACCTGAAGCTTTATGGCTGCTGGAATTTTACAGGTCGTTCCCGTGCCGAACCAGTGGGTTCCGGTGATATCGCCGGATTGCGAGGAGTTGATTTTCGAAGAAGGCGAATTTGATCTAGCCGATAACCCGGACCCGGGCGGCGTCTATTTCCATGTTACTCGGGGCACAGGTGCCCTGCGAATCAGTACTGGAGGTGCCGGCGGCGTTTTCTGGCTTCGTTCCGTCGATACGGATCCAATTACTTTTATTTGGACAGCCAAACATGATCCCTTTAGTAAGCCTTCATTATAAGCTGCACCATTGCGCCTGGTACATTGGCCCGGATTATTTCGCAAGTGTGAAGGCGGCTTTTGCCCAATTGGATCTGCGCCAGGAAGAGGGCGAACTGGAAAACTTTTTATCTTTTTTTGTCAATCAGCGGCCTCCGGTCCAGATCGATTCCAACGGGATCGCGGTTATTACGGTTTCCGGTGTGTTGGGCAATAACCTGGCCCGAATTGAAAAGCTTCTCGGCTTCACTGATTACGGGGATATCCAGGCTGAGTGCGACCAATGCCTGGAAGAAGGCGCTAAAGCGGTCCTGTTCGAGATGAATTCGCCCGGAGGCGAGGCCCAAGGCGCACTGGAGACCGCGCAACAGATTGCGGCTTTGCCTGTTCCAAAGGCTTCCTATTCAGCCGGCCTGGATGCCAGTGCGGCTTACTTCATTTCCAGCTCGATGGATCGCAAATTTATCAGTCCGAGCGCCTGGAGCGGTTCTATCGGCACCATTTTACCATGGATCGATGAAACCAAGCTCTGGGACGCTTTCGGCTTGGCCTGGAACCCGATTATCGGGGCCGGTGAAACCTTTAAAGGCGCCGGCGGCGGTCCCAGTCTTACCGACGCTGAACGCGCGCATTTTCAGACTCAGGTCAACGCGATGAGCTCGGTTTTTCGGGATCACGTGGCTAACTATCGCGAATTGGATCACGCTAAATTGCAGGCCGGCGCCTATTTCGGAAGCGAAGCTATCGATCTGAACCTGGCCGACCAGATCGGCTCTTATGATCAAACCTATCAATGGCTGTTAAACCAAATTCCTTAAAAAAAGAAATGAACCAATTTAAAACTTTATCCGAGGCCCGCGGTGCCTATGACGAACTAACCGCTAAACTGGTCGATTACGAGCAGAAGACTGCCAAAATCGCTCTATTGGAGAGTCAACTGGCCGAAGCAAACGCTTTCCGGGCCGAGGCCCAGACCGAAAATGACGGTTTCCGGGGGCTGATCGTCCAGAAAGATAGTGAAATTGCCGGTTTTCAGATCGAAAACAAGGCTCTGAGCAATCAGGTTTCCGAGCTCGCAACCGAGCTGGAAACCGCCCGGAAACAGCAAAAAAGCGCTAAATTACACGCTCGCGAGCTGGTAGCCGCTTCTGGCGGCGTTCCGATCGCCGTTGACCAGGCTGAAATCAACCGGATGCAGGCCGGGGACGAAAAAGAGTACCTGGCGATGATGGCTAAGACGACTGACCAGATCGAGTTGAACCGGCTGTATCGCGAGTATAACAAGATTTTCCGGGCTAACGGCAAACATAAGAAATAAGCCGTTCCCTATTTCATTCATTCTTCTAACTTTAAACTTTACCAATTATGGCAACTAATGTTTTAGGGACACTGAGTCCCGACGTTCTCGCTCTCGATGTTTTACAATTCTTAAAAAAACGGTTCCCAATGTTAACCGCCGTCGCCACTGATTTCAGTGATGAACCGGTGCGGCTTAACACGCATATTATTTCCCGTGTGGTGACGCCGCCGGCGGTGCAAAGCTATACTGCCGCGGCCGGTTACGTGGAAACGGCGGCTACGACAACCGATGTGTCGATTAACATCAACAATTTCCGTTATGTGGCCGTTTCCTTTACCGATGACCAGCTTTCCAGTACTCCGCGCAATTTGGTTCAGGAACAAGTCGAGGCGGCGGCTTACTCACTGGGTAAAGACGCTTTTGACAAATTGATGGCTTTGGCCATTGTCGCTAATTTCCCGACGCACACTGTTTCGACTGCGGCCAACCTTACCCGGGACACTTTAACGGCGGTCCGGGCGCAATTGCAGCAGGCTGGCTCTGCGGTGCCGCGCTTTGGCATTGTCGATTCAGCAGGGATGCAATATCTCTTGCAAGATCCGACGATTGTTTCGCGCTTCTACGTCAACGTGGAAGATAACGCGATTGACCAGGAAGCCGGCATTCTGACCGGAATCGGGGGATTCGAGAAAATCTTTGAGTATCCGGACCTGACAACCGATGCGCCGAACACACTCGGCTTTTTCGGCAATAAAAACGCTCTGGTCATGGCCGCTCGGGTGCCGAGCGATCCGGCGGCTTTTGTCAGTGATCTGCCGATTAACGCGATAATCAAGAATGTCTCGGACGAGGAAACGGGGCTGACGATACAGTACCGGTATCATTACGATGTCAAGATGGGCAAACTAAACCTGATCTTGACCTGGATCTTTGGTGTAGCAATGGGCGTTGCCGGTCACGGCGCGCTAATCACTTTGACCTAATGAACGCGAGCACCAAATTAAGTATTGTCCTGGCGTTCCCAATGGCAAAGGGCGCTCCGAAAGTTCTTTATCTGGGTTATGATGCCGATGAAGCAAAATCGACGTTAAAAAAGGCTGCGGAAAAAGGGGGCTATTCTTTGCTTAAAGTTTGTCGCGGATTCGATGCCTATTTTATCGATATCTGGCGCGCGGAACCGGTTGCAGCTTGAAATAACTGAATGCTTAATGCGCAAACAACGGCGGCATTTATCGATGCCCAACGTTTGTTGCAAGCCGTTAATGGCGAAACCATCACGATTGCCGGCACCGATTACCCGTGTTTGGCCGCAGACCTTATCACGGGCAATCGAGTATGGGAACAGGGCGGGGCAACTCAGCAAATCACTATTACAGTCTCGGTCTTAAAAGAAGATTTGCCGAATACGCCGATCTCAAACACTCTGGCGACTTTCCGCGGGCTCTCTCTGCGGATTTTTTCCTTAAACGACGCCGACACATTCTGGCAAATCGATCTGATTCAACAATTGGCATAAATGGCAATGATCGAAAATGCAGTTGACCAGGCCATTGTCTCGCTCTTAAAGCGGATTAGCGGCCTCATTGTCTTAGCAGGAATGCAGGATAACGAACCGCCGTTACAAACGGCCTGGTGCGCCGTGTACTCTCATATCGAGCGGTTCCAGGGCCGGGTACCGGTTTACGAGCTCTTAACGACAATCGAGTACCAGTCTATCAGCGGCCAGGATCCGGTTAGTTCGGTCCAAAATGTCATGGGCCAAATTGATGCTTTGCTTTCATCCCAACCCAGTGATCTCTCCGGGTTGGCAACTGCTCCGTTTGCTTTTTTAGGCT